CTCAACGGTATCAGCTAAAACGACTTAAACGTCTTATTATTAAGACTAAGCAGGTGAATATACTTGTTTGTCCGGAATGTTGGGAACCAGATCAGCCACAGTTGTCACTTGGTTTATACCCTGTTGATGACCCGCAAGCGGTTAGAAACCCTAGACCTGACGTAAGTTATCAGGTGTCTGGTTTAGATGTAGAAGGTGACCCATCGGGTGGTAGTAGAATTTTTCAGTGGGGCTGGTCGCCTGTAGGTGGAGCAAGTTATTTTGATACAGCGTTAACACCAAATAGCTTGATTGCTGTAGGACAAGTTGGTACAGTTACAATAACAATTTCTTAGGAGTAAAAAATGGCGTATAAATCAGGTGCCGATGGCATAACTAAACAAGGTAAAACCAAGGGTAAAAACCTAGGTGATTCAGGTCCAACAGTAGCCGCATTGTCTGGCAAAGGCACAAAAACTTCAGGTGGCGGTAAACGCAACATTGATATGAAGACTATGGGTCGTGGCTTGGCTAAAGTTGCTGCACAAAAGCGAGGCTAATTATGGCTAAGTACAGTAAAAAAGTAATGGGTAAAGAAGTTGGCGATGCTGGAGTTTATGCCGAACCACATACTATGGATGGTAAAAAGATGAAGAACGCTAAAGATGCAGTAACTAAACCAGGTAACGGTATAGACAAGGTAAATATGTCTGTTGCTGGTTTTACAAAGGGCAATTATGCTCCTGATAATAAACATGGCGAAATGAAAATTCGTGGTACTGGTGCAGCTACTAAAGGCACTAAAGCACGTGGACCAATGGCCTAATGAATTACACAGAGTTATCCGCTAGAATCCAAGCGTATGCTGAAAATGAGTTCCCAGCTTCGGCTGGTGCTTTGACGTCTGCACAGCAGATAGCTACGTTTGTACAGCAAACAGAAAAGCGTGTTTTTAATACAGTTCAGTTCCCATCATTGCGTAAAAATGTGACAGGGACGTTAACGATAGATAATAAATACCTTTCTTGCCCAGATGACTTCTTAGCCGTTTACTCTTTAGCTGTTATTCAAGCCAACGGTGAGTATGAGTACCTTTTAAACAAGGACGTTAACTTTATTCGCCAAGCTTATCCAAGCCCAACAAGTACGGGTTTGCCAAAGTACTATGCTTTATTCGGACCACAATACACACTAAAGACTGAGCTTTCTTTTATTATTGGACCAACGCCAAATGCAAATTACAACGTAGAACTACACTACTTCTTCTATCCAGAATCAATTACTACTGCTGGCACAAGCTGGTTGGGCGACAATTATGATCCTGTGTTGTTATATGGTGCGTTGCGTGAAGCATACATTTATATGCGTGGTGAGCCAGATATGATTCAAAACATTGAAGCTAAGTACCAAGAAGCACTAGGTCAAGCTAAACGTCTTGGCGATGGTATGGAGCGTGGTGATGCGTACCGTGATGGTCAATTTAAGATGAAGGTCGTATGATCGCCCAAACACAATGCACCATATTTAAGGTCAATTTATTAAAGGGTCTGGAGAATTTTAATACAGGAACTCCCTATACTTACAAGATTGCTTTATATACGGCAAACGCTAATTTAGATGAAAATACGACTGTTTATACGACTCAAAACGAAGTAACAGGCACAGGTTATACAGCAGGTGGTAATACATTAGTAGTTATTCCCCCTACAAGCCAGAACAATACGGCGTATATATCGTTTCAAAACGCAACTTGGGCATCTTCAAGCTTTACTGCTAGGGGCGCCTTAATTTATAATAGCAATACAAGTGCAGCCGTTGCCGTATTGAACTTTGGGTCTGACAAAACAGTTAGTAATCAGACGTTTACAGTAACCTTCCCTGCGGCTACAAGTGATACAGCCGTTATTAGAATTTCATAGGAGTAATTATGTTTAAAGAAAAACAAGGTTTCGGTGATAGCGCAATAGCTACATTGCAAACTAATGGCATGGCTGACGAGTCAGTCGGTATAGCTGGTTATTACCATGTTGAGTGCCGTGATGCAGAAGGCAACGTAAAGTGGACTGAAGAGTTCCCTAACTTGGTTAATGCTGTTGGCAAACAGTTGATGTTAGATACTTTATTAAAAGGTTCTTCATACACGGTTGTTGGGCCTTTCTTAGGTTTGATTTCAGGCGGTAGCGCAACATTTACAGCTGCTGACACAATGACTTCACACGCTGGTTGGACTGAGTTTGTCAACTACACAGTAGGTGGTTCAGCAGTTCGTGGTACAGCAGTGTTTGCTTCTGCCACTTCAGCTGGTACAACACCTTCTAACGTAACTACTTCAGCTGCTACAGCGATTACCTACACTATTACAGGTGCTGGTGGTACAGTGGGTGGTTGTTTCTTAGTGACTGGTTCAGGAGCTTCTAGCACGCAGAATAATACTGGTGGTACTTTATATAGTGCTGGCAACTTTGCAACTGCTAAAGTAACAACTGCTGGTGATACAGTTTCTGTAACTTATAGTACGACTGCCACTAGCTAAGGAGTCCTAAATGGCTCTTGTGTTGTTAGACCGCGTACAAGAATCGGGTACGGCTAATACTACCGTTAGCTTTACCTTAACTGGCGCTGTCACAGGGTTTCAATCATTTGCCGCTATTGGTAACGGCAATACTACCTTTTATGCTGCTACAGATGCAACTGGCAACTGGGAGGTAGGTGTTGGCACATACTCAACTACTGGTCCAACCTTAACCCGCACCACAATCCTTTCTTCTAGTAATGCTGGAAGTGCTGAAACATTCTCAGGCACGGTATCTGTATTTGTTACTTACCCATCTGGAAAGTCAGTCAACTTAAGTGCTGCTGGAAACGTTAGTCCTTTAGGTACTGTTACTTCTGGTACATGGCAAGGCACAACAATTGGCGTAGCTTACGGTGGTACAGGGGTCACATCATCTTCTGGCGCTAACTCTGTTGTATTAAGAGATGCTAATCAAAACGTAACCTTTAGCAACTTTACATCAGGTTTTACTGCGGTAACAGCGGCTGGCGGTACAACGGTTTTAACAGTAGCCTCTGCAAGAACGCAAGTCTTAATTGGTTCTACCACCCAAACCATCCAGCTTCCTGACGCTACAACATTGCAAATTGGACAAAGTTTTATTTTTGTTAATAATTCTTCTGGCGCTTTAACAATAAAAGACTATACATCTGCAACTATTGAAGTTATTCCTTCAGGCGGTGCTTCTCAGTTAGGCGCTACAAGTATTGCAACGGTTGCGGGTACTTGGGGTATTTATTCTTTCCTACCTGGCACATACAACTTTAGTATACCTACTGCAGATTTTGGCAATGCTGACATTATTAATGCAGAGTGGCAAGGCACACCGATTGCGTATAACTACGGCGGTACAACATTAACTACTTTTGGTGCAGCTAATAACGCACTTTATTCAACATCAGCTACAGCATTAACAGCGGGTACTTTGCCAGCAGCTGCGGGTGGTACGGGCTTGACTTCTCCTGGTACTGCGGGTAATGTATTAACATCTACAGGCACAGCTTGGGCGTCTTCACCTATAGTTACAATTTCAGCTGACGATGCTTACTTTTTATCATTTATGATGGGCTAACATGGCAACTTACACAAACACCTCTTATGTAGTCAAAGACGTTGGCACAGCTCCATCATCGCTAACCACGGTATCGGGCGGCACAACAGCTGCGGTAGCCAGCTTAGTGGTATGTAATACAACAACATCCCCAATTACAGCATCTGTATATATCACTAGATCAGCGGTGGACTACTTTATTGTTAGAAATGCAACTGTACCTGTGGGTGGCTCATTGGAGTGTATCCAAGGCAACCGTGTGGTTTTAATTGGTAGCGATGCTCTTAAAGTAACAGCAAGTGCTAACAGTTCAGCTGATTGTGTAGCTTCAGTCTTATTGGCAAGCTAATATGGCATACATAGGTAATACAGCCCAGAACCAAGCGTTTACGCCACGAGTTGATTACTTTAGTGGTAATGCTAGTGCAACTGCATTTACTTTAAGCTTTCCTGTTGCTTCAGTAGCACAGGTTCAAGCAGTTATTGAGAACGTACCACAAGCTCCAGGCGATGCGTATACGGTATCTGGTAGCACAATTACATTTACCAGCGCACCACCAAGCGGTACAAACAATATTTATGTGTACTACACAAGCCCTATTACTCAGGTTATTCAGCCAGGTCAGGGTACTGTTGGAACGGCTCAATTACAAAGCGGAGTATTAACTCCAACGGCAGTTTCAGACCAAGCAAATTCTTCTACGGGTTATTTTGATATACCTTCTGGTACTACTGGCCAAAGACCAGGCTCACCCATATTGGGCGCCTTAAGATATAACACAAGCTTTGGATATGTTGAAATTTATAACGGTACTGCTTGGGTGGCTGTCGGCGATCAATCTGCTTCGTATTCTGTTGATTATTTAGTAGTCGCTGGTGGCGGTGCTGGTGGTAAAAGTTTTGGCGGCGGTGGTGGAGCGGGTGGCTATACAGCGGTTGCAGGGCAGTCAGTAACTATTAGTACGGCGTACTCTATTGTAGTTGGTAGT